GCAAAACCTAAAACAAGGCATCCAAAAAGCATTAGAAAATGTAGTGGAAGAATCAAATTCGTCTCAACCAATAGTCGAAGAAAAGGATTATGCAAGAAGTGTCGAATTGTTTTTATCAAAAGATTCCGACGCAAGCAAAAGAATACTTCAACCGATATATCAATCATTGAATCATTTAATAAAACGTAAAAAATATACAACAGAGACTGCAATGAAAAGATTCTTATACGCAATAGAATCTGCACAAAGAACCATGACAAATGATGGAAAGTTGGTCAAATTAAGTTCCGAAGATAAAACACGTGCAGCAAAAAGACTTTTAATAAATTTTGAAAAACATGTAAAAGATACAAATGATTAATGAATATTCCATTAAATGAAAAAAATTTTTTAATATTTTTAATTAAAAATTCTTCTTTTTTAGATATTCAAGATTTTTATAACGATCTAAGCAGAATAAAGTATATTAAAAGGTTGTTGTTAAGATTTAAAAAATCCGGAGATTTAAAAGAAAGATTAATTTTAAATCATATAATAATATTACAAAATATATTTGGTGCTGAGATTTGTACCAGAATTTTATTCTATAAAATTCCTAAAGATTTACATGAAATGTTAAAATCATTTTTGATTTATTTACATTATGTTCCTCTAAATATACCAGAAGTAGATTTAAGTAAAATAAAAACAAATGAAATAATAGACAAGAAATTGAGAGAAATAGATGAATAATAAATTCCGATTAGATTCAAATTTAACTTCTGTTATAAATGGATTTACTATGTGGAAATATGTGAAGGCTATAACCACTCCTTTTGATAAAACTAAAGCATTCAAAAAAGGTATAATAGATGCAAATGGAAATTATTTAAAAAACCCAAACAGATTAACCCGAGATGAAAAACGATGCTTGACTGCATTTGATGTAATGATTTTTAATTTAAAAAAATTATTTACTAAAATCATAGATCCATCTATTAAAGTTAAATTAAAATATATTCCGACAGCAATTCCTCTACTCGCAGAAGAGGCAGAACGATACGGCGCAGACGGAGAATTTATAACAGAACAGTTGCTTGCTTTTATTTACGAAAACGGTTTCATAATAGAAGAGGTAGAAAATGATTTTTTAATAGAATCTGAGCAAACAGTAAGACATCTTCGTCATATTGGTGAATTATTGTATGCCAATCGATCTGGTGAAATAGTTAGACATTTAAAAGCAATTCATGATCATCTGGGTGGAAATCCTCAAGAATCTCACAAACTTTCTATAAAGGCTGATGGCGTTATGAGTGTTTTGTTTGGTAATCGAAATGGAGTTCCTTATGCTAAATACAAAGGAACAGGTGCTGTGGAATTTAGATCCCACAAAGAATTAGAAAAATGGGCGAAAGCAAATGGTAAACCCCATTATATTGAACCGATAGGTGCCGCATTAACAGCAGCCGCACATCCTAAAATTGAAAATAATGTATCGTATCAGGCAGACATTATTGTTGGTGGACGAGGAAATTTAGTAGAATATGAACGAGGAGAAAAAACATCACACCAAATAGCAGTACATGGGAAATATGATTCATACACAGGAGAAAAATTAGAATCAAATCCTGATATGTCACATTTATCTACAGAAACTATTGATTTTCCTCATTTAGGAATATCTGGTATCAAGGAATTGCATCCAACGTCTCGGAAGAAATTAAAAGAACATATTTCTAAAGCATCTTTAATTATGGGAGAAGAGGATGTTGAATCCTTGATGGAAAAAATATCAAACCACACTGATCCTACGAATAAATCAGGATCTCGATCCGCGTATCTTGTTAGATTTTCCAATGCAGTTCAACGAGGAACTCACGAAAGATCACTAGAAGGATTTAAAAAATTCACAGAAGATCAAATGAGAAAGGGTGGCGCTGCAGATCAAAAAAGATATCTGGCACATTACAATGTTTTATCTTCTGAACCAGCATTTGAAAAGTTGTTGCAAGCACATGATCATATAGATAAGGCAAGAGATATTATTGTTGATCATGTAACGCGTAATGTAGATTCCCTGAAACCGAAATCAGGATATGGTCATGAAGGAATAGTTTCTGAATTGGATGGAAATATGATTAAGCTTGTTCCACGAAGTTTCAGCAAAGCAAATTCAGAACAAAGAGGTAAATTTAAAAATAAAGGAGCTGCTGTGTTGTATTCTGGAAAATTCGGAACAATAACAGATGCTCATACACAGATGTCTAAAGAAGGAATAGAATTGGCTCGCATGTTGGGAGCCACGCATTTTATACACGGACCAACAACTTCCGAAGGACATCTTCTGTCTCATGAAGAAAAGACAGAAATATTATCAAATGCAGTACAAGAACATATTGGAAACGATATAACACATTCTGTTACTTCTCCTGAAGCAACAAATCCATTCAAACAGATAGATGAATTGATATCTAAAGGACATCGAACAATTCATTTCATTGGAGGCTCTGACAGAATAACAGAGCCTGGAAGAAATAATCTTACAAAAAGTTTGCAGACACATATGACTCGAAACGATGGAAAATGGAAAACAGAATCTGGGGAGTTGATTGATTTGAATTTGAAATTTCATCAAGTTGGAGAAACGAGAAAATCTGGATCCGATGGATTAAGTGGTGTTTCTGGAACTAGACTTCGAGAGGCAATACAAGGAAATAATAGAGAAGGTGCTAATAACATAATGCCTAGACATATGTCAAAAAAACAAAAAGACAAATATTATGCTATTTTGGCCAAACGCATGCGCATAAACCCATTAAAGGAGTCGATTTTATCAAATTTATTACGATTTTTACAAGAAGAAGGAGAAGCTGTACAAGCCTCTCCTATTATAAATAGTGTAAGTGCAGGGGGAATTGCAGGTATAGGTCAAGATGCCACAGAAGGTAATATTGTGGTAAGAAAAAGACCACCTATATTGCGGAGAAAAAAGAAAAAATGATTCCAACGGAACTCGTAACACTAATAGGAGGCGGCGTAACTGGATTTATTTTCCGACACATGGCGGAAAAAAGAAAGAATGATCAAGAAAACTTTCAACGATTATTGACTGCACATAGTGCAACAGAGTCGGCAAAAGATGCAGCAACTCGTCGAGTTCCGATTGATTTAGGAAAAGGAGTAAGACAAACAATCGTATTGGCCATTCTTTTTGGTACAATATTGGCTCCTTTTATTCTTCCATTTTTCAATATACCAACAATAGTTGAAGTTGAATACAAGTCACCAGAATGGCTTTTTGGTCTTATTCCTTCCTCAACTACAACTTTATTTCAAACAGTTAACGGTTATTTGTTTACAGTAGAAAATAGACAAATATTGGTATCAATAGTGGGATTTTATTTTGGCAGTGCAGCTGCTGCAAATAAATCTTAAAGGAGGTTTAGATGGAATGGATAAATAATAAATTAGTCACATGTGCTAATTGGTTAAAATCTAATATTCAACCGGTTCGATTATGGATATGTGGTGCAATCGGTTGTCCTGTGTGTCGAGGATCCACTGAGTGTTTGGATAAAGTTGTGCAAAAAACAAAAATTAAGCTTCGAAAAAAGGCAAAGAAAAAAGGAAAATAAATGAAAAATATATTATGCGTTTTGGGTGTTTTGGTGAGTGTGTGGGGGTGTAGTCCTGTGGTAAAGATGCCGGAGTTCACAAAAACAACTCCAGATGTTTTAACAAAAGACACTGATGTTATTTTGAATGAATCGTCTAGTGTCACTTTACCCAAAGGAACTGATGTTAAAACCGTCCAAACTCAAACTAAAGCCACTTTGGGTGAAACAGTAAAATTTGAATCAGACTCTAAAGTATTCGAATTTCCAAAAAATACTGAAATTTTTATTCCCTCTGATACTGTTTTATTGTTAACAGAACCGACGAATGTTAAGCTAGATTCTGGTTCAGAAATATCATTGCAAAGAGGAACAGAAATAACAGTTACCCGTTTCAATTGGTATGCATTGTTATTTTATTTGTTATTGGTGGGCACAGTGACATGGTGGTATATTCGAACTCGATCATCCGGTGCAAAAAGGCCTCAATTATTAGAAGAATAAAATATTATAAATAACAATATGCGTTCTTTCTTGGAATTTTTAATTGAAACCAATAATAGTAGCGATATTGCTCGTCGTCTATTGCTTCATGTCATCGATAACGGTGACCGAATACTGGGACACAAAGGTGTTTCTGTTGAGCACGGAACCCTGACAGGAACAGGCGAAATTTCAAAGAATATGTCTGGAACAAAAGAAATAAAACAAATGTTGGGGGGTTTTGCTTCAGATGTACACCGCGAAATATATCAAGCAGCAACACATACTGCTTATATGCACAGATTGATTGGCGGCGGCGGTATAGAAAAAATTGATCCCAATGATATGGAAGATGCTGTCGATGTGTTGCATGGTCATTTAACAGATAATTATTTGGGAAATTTAAACAATATCAACGAGTCAAAAAGTCCGGCCTGGACAAGAAAAGAAGGAAAAGACCCTAAAGGAGGCCTGAATCGAAAAGGAGTTGCATCGTATAGACGTGCAAATCCTGGTTCTAAACTCAAAATGGCAGTTACCAAAGATCCATCAAAGATTAAAAAAGGATCAAAAGACGATAAAAGAAGAAAATCTTTTTGCAGTAGGATGACTGGAATGAAAAGAAAATTAACCAGTGCAAAAACAGCAAGAGATCCAGATTCACGTATAAACAAGGCCTTAAGAAAATGGAATTGTTAAGTTAATCAGATAAGATCTATAAAGGATTCCGATGAGCAAAGCGTACACGATCGCAGCACCGGGATCAGACTTATAAGAGATCCGCGTTAAGGACAGTACTGGACAGGTTAAGAATTAATTTTTTTATGTAAATACTTACAGATATAATATGAGTCCACTATATCACAAACTGGATTTGATATTTTTGTTTTATCTGGAGAAACAACATCCATAAGAGGAATATTGGTATCTTCCATAAATTGTTCATACATTTTTGATTTATCAGAGTTTCCTTTGCCAGTTGCGCATTTCTTTATTGTAGTGGGAGGAACTACTTCGACTGGTATTCTGCTTTGCCATAACTTGTATTTCAATATTCCGGTGTTTTCTGCAATATTAAATACTCTTCCTTGTGCAGTATACGCATAACCTTCTATACACACTTGATCTATTCCTGCAACTATTCCCATCACCCAATCCGAGATTGAATCATATCTCTCAGAGTCTTCGTTATACTCTTTGAAATTTTCTCCATGGATATTATTTAAAAATGTTTTAGAATATTTTTTTGTATCAGAAAGAAAATAAAAGTTGCAGTGTTTGAAATCAAAAGGAATGGTACTGTCTGCGACACAGATAGCTGGTCCGTTCAAACTGTAATCTATTCCAGCGATAATCATCATATTATTTAGTTACAGATAAAATCCAATCCAAATAATAATCTACTCGGGTAAATGAATTTTCTATGAATTGTAATTTGCCGTCAACAACTGTTGCTGAAAAATTACTTACTATTCCTATGAGATAATTTTTTCCATTAATTTGGGCATAAACTCCACCACCCGAATCACCAAACCAAACAGTACCGTTTAATGGAAGAACTTTAAATTGTTTTTCTTCTTTTTGTAATATTCCATAAAAGAAAAACTTTCTAAACTGACTCTGTTTTTTTATTGTTGCTCCCCATCCTGAAATATCAATTTGTTGATATTTTGAAATTTTATGTATAGATTCACATAACGGATAAGTTTCTAAATCCATTATGGGTTCATTTAATTGAATTATTCCAATATCATTTAGAACATGATTTCCTATTCCGTATACAGGATGTTTTATGCACTGACTTATACAGAAAATTCTTCCGTCTAATAATTTAACGTAATCTAATTCAGACCCGTCAATACAATGTCCCGCTGTAAGAATATAATACGGACTTATCAGAACACCACTTCCAACAAAAGAATCCATTGTGTATAACGCGACAACATTAGGGTATGAATCCGTTTGTGTTGTGCATATATCAAAGCCCTTGAATATTTTTACTTCAGGAACAGGTTCTTCTGACTTTAATATAAGATTTTTTGTTGGTTTAGAGATATTGCAACCAACTAGTAATAGAGATAAAAAAAACCAGTTAAGGACTTTACACATAATGAGCCCTCCTGATTTATTTATAAGCCTGTTGGTTTATAACAGGCTTATTTTGTTGATTATTTTA